AAAAAAATGGGGCAGTAATCAATTACTGCCCCGTAATTTACTTAATTATTTCAATTAAGTAGGTAGATCAGTTAAAGTTACCTTTTGGTAATATAGATTTGCACCGAATAGGTGTTGATGCAATCCATATCTTGTCATTAATCCCATTGTTGGATGGAATGAATCCTCAAAGGTAGCCTTTGATGTCATTAACTGGATATATGGTAGATAAACTATACCTGTATCGAATTCGCTAGCTCCCTTGAATCCGACGATATATTGGTCAGTACCTTGGAATGTATCACGATATACTGACATTCTTCCACCAATACTTCCAATTCTCGCAACACCAATTGTTCCGGTATTTACTGCGCCTTCAACTGGTGCAATTGTAAATTCCGCCAGTGTTTCAAGAATTGCGGCTGCGTTAGGATTACCGACTACCCAGTTTCCTGGTCCACGTCTTGTTGCTACAGCAATTGCATTTGACTTACGGATTACTTGGTGGTAAAGTTCTCTATAACGTTCCATTTCCCAACGTCCCTTTACTCCTTGAGCAGAAGCGGAAAATGACCATGTTCCGAGATTTCCATTACCACTTGTGCATAGAGAATCAATTGTGTCGATTAGTTCTCTATCGATTTCTGCAGTAATTTCATATGAAAGAATATCCATCATTTCTTCTTCCATATTCAATCCATGCATGCTTTGAAGATCTTGTGCATCTTCAAGAGACCAACGGCTTCTCAACTTACGTGTTTTGGCCTCAATTTGACCTTTTTCCATTGTCATATTGACTTCTTTAATGCTTGTACCGGCACCAATTCCAAGTCCTATATCTCCAGTAACATTGGAACCAAGAATTTCACCAGCTGATGTCGTATAAGAACCCGTATATGTTTTGTCAATTGTGTTATATCCAAGTTCTGTATTTGATGTTCCACCATACGTTCCAACTGCTTTCATTCTGATAGCAAAAGCAATACCAACTGGACCAGTCATTGGTTGTACGCCGACTAGATCATGGGCCAGCAATTCCGGAAATGTTCTACGTACCATAGGTACTGCAATTTTGTGAAACACACCAGATCCAGAATAACCAGATGTTTGGCTAAAACTATCGTTTGCCCATGCTGATCCTGCTTCTGTCAGGTATTGGTGCTCATTTTCCAGCATTAGTGCTGTCAACTTTTTAATTCTTGCATCTTTAATTGGATTTAGGGATGCCTCGTTGATAATTGGACCCCATGTTTCCATTAACTTGTTATAATTGATGTTTTTCATTATTTTCCTCCATCAGTATTTACTATCAACCGATTTATGAGTCTCTCTTTACTGATTGCAGGTAACTATTGAATGGACTTTGAGGATCGTTGTATAACTTGCTTACATCTTCATTGATCTCATCAGTGTCATTTACTTCTTTTATACCTTTTCCTTTATCATCATCGTCATCTACGTTTTTGTCAGTTACTACTGAAATAGACTCAAGTACAATATCAAATTTTTTATCTATTTGTTCTTTGTCTAACCCCTCCAACACATTCATCACATGAGATTTTTGTGTATCAGTTAGACCTTCAACCTTTTCTATTAGATACATTTTTGCTTCCAATTTCTTGTTTTGTTCTGTCAACTCCATTACTTCACCAATCTTTTCATTCAGTTCGTTCTTCAGTTCTAACATACTTTCTTTCGCTTCTTTTAGGAGTGACTTTACTTCGTCATTGATCAATCCTTCATCGATACCAAGTTTAATTTTGAATTGTTCAATCAATGAACTGTACAATTCACCTTTCTTCGCATATTCCAGAACTTGATCCGGAATTACAAGTTCCTCTTCCAAGATTTCATCCAAGAAATCACTGAACTTATTTGTTATACTTTCTTTATATTCCTCAAATTTTTGTTCGTACTTTTCCACCAGTGATTCTTTTTCCTTTTTTACTTCTTCGAAGAGTGTTTCTTTCGCAACTTTCAATTCTTCGTCCAATTTCTTTTGGACTTCAGATTCTACAAAAGTAGTTAATCTATCTTTTATCTTAGAACCTGTTTCTTCGTCTAGCTTATTTACACCAAGAAGTTCTAGTATTTTATCCATTTATTTTCCTCCAAAAATTGTGTATTGTTTACGCACCTCTTTTTATTTCAATTTTATTTATTTCAATTTTATTTATTCTTTATTTATTCTTTATTTATGAACATTAAATTTTACCATACTATCTATGAATTCGTTTAATTTCTTATAATGTTCATCAAGAATCTTATAAAATTGCTTGTTCTCCACTAATTCTGAATTTTCAAGTGCAGTTTTCAACCAAAATTCAGATTTCTTCATGTATTCTTTTATCTTTTCAAATTTTTCTTTTTCTTCAATCTTATAACTACTTGCCTTTCTTAAAAACGTATCGTCTGCCGCTAGGTTATCAATAAAATTCAGTACATTGTCCAGATACATTTGTTTTGCCTTTTCTTCATCAATATTTTCTTCCTTCAACTTGTCTTTTGTGTCCTCTGTGGTTTCTACAAAAAATTCTTTTGCCTCATATATACCATTGATATAGTTTGAACCTGGATTAGATGGATCAGATACCAAGTCATATGTTAGCAGTCTGAAGTCCTCATTTACCCAACCATCTTCTGATACTGTACCCAGACCACGACTACTTACCCCCAAACTTCCTTCTTTCAATAATTCTGCCGCTATACTACCCATTGGTGTGTTCTGCAGTATTTTAGCTCTTCCAAATACGTTGTTCCCCTTCCATTCTAGTTGCATAGTTTGCATAGCAACTTTATCAAGGTCTGTATCGGGGTGTACTGGGTGACCTAGTTGACCCCAGCAACACTTTTGCGAAATCTTTTTTTCAACCAAGGAATTAATTTCTCTTTCAAGTACTTCTCTTTTATATCTTCTACCATTAGCATTTTCTACATCGGCAGATGAAAAAATACCCACTATATATAGTTTTTTATCCTTGCCTGATTTTGACTCCTCAAGTTGAAAATCGTAAGATGTTTCCAGTATAAGTTTCATTTATATGCATCCCTTCATTATATTATTCTTCCTCGTCACCAACATCTCCTGTCTTTTCGTCGTCTTTACCTGTTTCTAAATTTACTCCTGTTTTATCGGCAACATAATGTGTGACTCGGTTCTTTATTATGTTTTTTAATTTTTCCTTTGCATCTACGAAGTTATCATTTTCAAAATCGTCTAATGCTGCCTTCACTTCTTCCTTATTTATTCCCATCATTCACACCTCCGTATTCACTTTTATTTATTTTAATTTTATTTATTTTCTTCCTCTGTTTCTTTTTCTTCTTCTTGTTCACTTTCTTTCGGTTCTGGTTCTTCCTCTTGTTCCTCTTCACCAAAACTCCCTCCGAAACCAGCACTGGACTCTTCTTCTTTCTGTCTTAATCCAAGTTCGACATCTTTTTTCAATCCTTCTGCATTTTCCTTGATATCCTCATCTGTCCACTTTAACATTTTTTTCATCATCACATACCTGCTGATTTCTTCCCTATCAGCTGCCATTGAATAATTACTAAACCTGGTTTCTGTAGTCTTTTGCTCCATTTGCTCATCATAATTTGATGGTGGTGTCAACCATAAATTTATATCCTTTTTTGTTATGTTGTACTGGTTTAGTATACCACGGAACTTCAGATGTAGTAAGAATGTTTCCAGTAAGTTTTCGCAAAATCTTTGTTGATGTCTTTCCAGAAATTTACTCCATTTTATCTCGTCCCTTGTTATTTCTGCTTGTGTCTGCCCCCCATACAAAATATCTGCATCTCTCTTTTCATGCATTGCGGAAACTCTTGACATTGGATATTTTAATGCTTTATATAATTTTCTTGCAAAGTAGTAAATGTCATCAAGTTCCGAAAAACCGGCAGGATTACCACCGACCGTTTCAATTCTTGACCCCCTTCCTTCTGGCGATGTCGGTATAAAATAATTATCCAGCATACTCATTACATTTGGTTCTTGCGTCAATGTCCCCAACTCCGGATCGTATGTTTGTTTTTTTGTTAACGATTCCCTTACCTTGTTTACATAACTTACCGACTTATTTCGTGGCATATTTCCTGTGTCTATGTAGAAGGCAAGTCTTTCTGGTGCCCTAACTATTCGGTATATAACTACAGACGTTTCCAGCATTCTCATTTGATTAAACGGTCTCACTGCTTTACTTAAATACCCTTCCACATCCTTTTTATTCCTTCCATACACACCATAAT